CCTGTTATTGCCTACATGTTTCTACAGACAACTAGAATCTCACCCGTTAAAAAACAGGAAGAACACATAGAGTGTGAGCATTCTCGTTTATCATGTTTATATGTAGCGTCTACCTACATACCCAGAGTACTGTACCTGTAAGGATACCTCTGATTCAACTCGTTTATACCATTGGTCATGCTCTACCGCCGGTGGGCTGGGTTATGGCCCCGTAATAGAACTATACTACTAAACTAATTGTAATGCAACTATTGACACAGGGTATCCCTAAGATATACTTAATTTATAGGGGAACTACGTTCCGGTGGTTTATAGGTAATCCATTTATTTAAGGAGTAATCATGGAATATTTATTTGTAATGATTATTAGTGTTACGGAAATAGACGAATGGAAGTATGTCGGGAATTTTTCTAATTGCAAAGTGGCGCAGCTCTATGTATCCCTACACCATCCAGACACGAAAGCAACAAGATGTTTATTACAGGATTATATTAAATTACCTGAAGGGACAGTGATCAAGAGTATAGACATGACTAATAATACCATTAGGTATCGTGATACTCATAAACCATGCAAGATGACTCGAAGTTGTAATATTGACGCTTAGAGAGTTTTATAAATTAATATGCAAAGAGTTTAACAAGGGTGAGCCGCTAGAGTATAGATGGACAAGGTCGGATGGTTATTGGAAAGTTACTAAGGGATTTCCTATGAACCAAGACAAGGGTATGAGCGTACATCTTCTAGCGGAACATATTTTACAGGAGAAAGCACTAATGAAAGAAAAGAAAAAAGCTGTACCAAACAAGAGAAAAAAGAAACCATATGTTAAATATAAAGGAGATTAATGTGAGTGATTTAACACCATTTTTAGTAAGGTTAACACCGCAAAGTAAAGAGTTATTAGTACAGGCAGCAAAGGAACAAGAAAAAACAAAATCCTCTCTTATTAATGAGGCAATCAAAGCACATTTAACTAAAGACATTCGTAGTCGGTTAAATAGATTATGAGACCAACAGTAAGGTTACAGCTGCCTTACCCACCAAGTGTTAATAGTTATTGGCGCGCAAATGGCCATCGTAGGTTTATTAGCAAGGAAGGGGTTGCATTTACTAAGGAAGTTGATCTTATTGTAAAACAAAGCGGGGCCAAGTCATTTGGCGAAAATCGAGTTGCTATTAGCGTGATGATTCATCCTAGATCTAAAAGAAAGTTTGATCTAGACAATACTTTGAAAGCTATATTAGATGCACTTATGAAAGCGGATATGTATAATGATGATAGTCAGATAGATTATATTGAGATAGCTAGAGGCGAAGCGATACCAAAGGGCGCGGCTGTAATACATTTATATGACTTTATAGGAGAAGAGCATGGCTCAACCAAATAAACTAGAACTAAAAGAAGGCGCTGAAGGAAAAGCATTTAAACAGGATAAGACAGAAGATTGGCATGCCGATTTTCAAGGACAACTGTTATGTGCAGACGGGGTTATCAGATACTTTAATATCTATGAAAACACTTCGCAAGCTACTGGAAACCGATGGCTTAAACTTAAGATGGGTAATCCTGTTGGAGAGAGTACCGGTTCCAAACCACCCGCACCAGTACAAGATACGCAGCCGGCGAGTCAACCTGTGGCTGAATCCATTAACGAACTTGAGGACGATATACCCTTTTAATGGCTGAATCTAAAAACAAAAGCAAACCTATACCTAGTCTTGCTGGGTATGGGGGAGTTAAAACGCTACAAAGAAGTTTAGAGCGTAGTACTACTATTGCTGCAAACAGGGAGCAAGTTGCCTACAGTCTTTTATCTATAGCGAATACTAAAATTAGTGACGTAATGGAGTGGGATCATACTGGCAAAGTAAAAGTCAAAGCAAGTAAAGATATTCCCGAACATGCAATGCAAGCTATAAAATCTATTAAAATAAATCAAGATGGAGATATAGCCATAGAATTCTGGGATAAACCAGCTATATTAAGAATATTAGCAAAAGCCAGTGGTATGCTAGATAACCCAGAAGAATCTGATAAGCCAAGTGTTATCGGTATTAATGTTAAAGCACCAGAGATAATTGACAGTGAATAAACCAAAAGTATCTTATAAAGAATTTAAAGCTTTATCATTTGATTCTCAAGTGGGAGGAGATCATTATACTAAAATGAAAATACAGCCTATGCAATTTTCTATGGCTAATAACTTAAATGCAATGCAACATACTATTATTAAATATGTCACAAGGGTTGACCTAAAAGGTAATGGTGATGAAGATATAGATAAAGCAATACACACTTTACAACTTTGGAAGCAATGGAGAAAAGATCATGGACATTAAGCAATCAATTGATCAGCTACGTGAAGAGTTTAAAATGGCTCATCTTAATAACTCTAGGGTTATGGAAATTATAGATACACTGTATCAAGAAAACTTAGAACTTAAACGTATGATGACAATGAAGTTTAAAGATATAGACGATGAGCAATAAAAAAATTCGTAGTAAAAAAGAATTAACAGGTCCCGGAATTGATTTAGATTTTAGCACTAGCCCTGTTGTTTACAATTTTTTAAAAAGCAATAAATTTGTTCGTGGTCTTATGGGTCCAGTAGGGTCCGGTAAATCCTACGCTTGTGCTGCTGAAATCATGATGCGTGCCGTTAGGCAAAAGCCTTCTCCTCAAGATGGCGTTCGCTACACTCGATTTGTTATTGTACGAAACTCGTACCCAGAATTAAAGACTACCACAATAAAAACTTGGCAGGAATTATTTCCTGAAAACACTTTTGGTCCGATGTTATATACGCCTCCTATAACACATCACATTCGTCTCCCATCTCGTGGCGATGCTGCGGGAATAGATTGTGAAGTGATTTTTTTAGCATTGGACCAACCTAAAGACGTAAGAAAACTTTTATCACTAGAATTAACAGGAGCATGGGTAAATGAAGCTAGAGAACTTCCTAAGGCAGTTATTGACGGGCTTACTCATCGTGTGGGTCGTTATCCTACTCAGCGTGATGGCGGTCCTACATGGCATGGAGTATGGATGGATACCAACCCAATGGATGACGATCATTGGTGGTTTAGGTTAAGTGAGAAAGAAAAGCTTTCTGGAAAGTATGGTTGGGATTTTTTTAAACAACCGGGTGGAGTAAAAGAAGTAGAATTAGAAAATTTACCAGATAACCCAGAAGCAAATGATCATGTTTTTTCTGGAGGGAGATGGTGGACGCTTAACAGCAAAGCTGAAAATGTAGGTAATCTACCTAGTGGTTACTATATGCAAATGCTTGGAGGTAAAAACTTAGATTGGGTGCGCTGTTATGCAGAAGGTAAATATACTTATGTACAAGAAGGAAAATCAGTTTGGTCTGAGTATGATGATAATTTAATGTCATCATTAGAAATAGAATATGATCCTACACAACCACTACAAATAGGATTAGACTTTGGTTTAACTCCTGCAGCAGCTATAGGGCAAAGATTAGCAAACGGAAGATGGGTTGTGTTTGATGAAATTGTTACTGAAGATATGGGATTAGAAAGATTTGGCCAACAGTTATTAGCTGAAATTAATGCTAAATACCCTAAAGCACAGGTACTAATATGGGGAGATCCTGCTGGTATGCAACGTGATGCTATCTATGAAGTTACTGCATTTGACTATTTAAGAACGCTAGGGTTACGAGCGCAACCAACTCCATCTAATAATTTTAGAGTAAGGCGTGAAGCAGGGGCTGCTCCGATGCAAAGATTAATAGAAGGTAAGCCCGGTTTGTTAGTACATACACAATGCAAGCGTTTACGTAAATCCTTATCTGGAGGGTATCATTTTAGGCGTATTAGTGTAGGTGCAGGGCAGGAAAGATTTAAAGATAGTCCTAATAAAAATGAACACTCACACATTGGTGATGCATTTGGATATTTGCTTTTAGGTGGGGGTGAACATAAGCGGCTAACAAAAAGTCCATTAGCAGCAAGTTCTATTATATCTCAAAATATAGCGAACTCAGACTTTGACATCTTTTCTTAATCAAGAATATTTAAATAGGTATATGCCTAATATTGATAATATAAGTTATCATACATTTAAACCATATCACCTTAATAATTATAAAGGATTAAAATCTTATGGGATTTCATCGATGTCGGATAGCACTAGAAAACAAGGTATTGAACGCCAGTCTCTTCTTGGCCCATGTGTTACTGTCATGCATTATAATGATGTTATCGCTATTTTTGGCGTTGTGCTTATTTGGAAGGGGCTTGGTGAGGCATGGTCAACGTTTGATGAGAAAGCTAGAAGATATCCCATAGGTATGACTAAAGGTGCATTAACATTCTTTGATATCTGCGAGATATTATTTTCTTTACATAGACTACAAATTACAGTATTATCAACAGATAATAGAGCATTACGATGGGCAAGTGCTATTGGTTTTGTTCAAGAAGGTTTATTAACGCAGTACAGTGAAGATAAGAAAGATTTTTATATGATGAGGAGAAAGGTTGATGGGTAGTCTTTTTGGTGGCAAGCCAGATAATTCAGCAGCAATGGCTCAAATAGAAGCACAAAGAAAAGAAACAGAGGCAGCTAAAAAAGCTGCTATGGATGAAAGGCGTACATTAAAAGAAGAGATGGCTGCTAAAAGAATGGCTAGACGTGGTGGTGGTTCTAGAATGTTATTGTCTTCAGCAAGACTTACGCCAGAAACTGGCATAGAAGAAGATGATAAAATAACAACAACACTTGGATAGGAGTAAAGTATGGGTTCAGTAGTAAAAGCAATAACAGGATCAAAACCAAAGCCAGCGCCAGCGCCAGCGCCAAAACCAGAACCAATAAAGATAGCTGGTCGTGATAGAGCTGCAGAAGAAAGAGCGGCTTCTAGAAGAGCTAGAAGAAGGTCTGGTGGATTATTAACTAAATCATCTGTTAGTCCTGTAGCAGATACTACAGATTCACTGGGTTATGACGATACACTTGCGTAATCTATTATGGGCCTAAAAAACATTAGAAGTGAAATATTAAAAGACGATGACTCTAAGTATGCTCTAGATTTTGCAATACAGGTAAAAAGAGAGCAAGATCCTATGATTAGCAGAGAGAGTATTGTTGATGAAGTAGTTCTTCCAATAGCCTACCATGAATCACAACTAGACCCTAAAGCCATACAAAAAACAATGAGACATGGGGTTGAAGTTAATGGAGCTGGGCGTGGTCTTATGCAGTTTGAGCCTGCGTCATTATATACAGCAGCCAAACGCGCTCAGATCATTTTAACTAAAAACAAAGAAAAAGTTCCTGCTTACATAAATCGCATAGTAGATAACAAAATGTTAGATGCAAGCAAGCTTACAACTGGGCAGCAAACAGCTTTAGCATTGTTTGATTTATTGCAAAAACCAGAAGCAAATATAGCTTTAGTAACGACTGGATCACAAAACGTAAAGAATTTATGGGAAAATTACTGGTGGGCTGGTAAAAAAAATAAACCACTTAGGCGTAAAAAGTTTTCTGAAGACTACAAGTTGTATCTATTAGACTATCGCGATAACATTAAAGGAAAAGCAAATGGCAGATAAAAAAGCAATTATTGAAAAATTTAAAAAACAAGGTGTTAAGTTTAATAAAGCAGGTAAGCCGATGGATATGGAAAAAATTTATAAAACAAACCCAGAGCTTCATAAAAAATTAATTGATAATTTTTATTCTACTGCAGGAACAATGGATGAAGGTAAAATCGATCTAAAAGCTATGATGAAAAAAGTTAAAGAAAAAATGAAAGGAAAAAGAAAATTACAATCAGGTGATGATTTAATTAAAGAAACGGAAAAAAGGATAAAAAATAATGG